TATTGTAGAAGTGAGAAGGCTAGTAAAGCGGATAAAGTTTCGAATAGAATTGAAAGAAATATTATTAAAGAAATAGACTTTGGGGCGATCATTGAAGGTGAGGAATGCCTCGCATGTGAAGGGTGAGGAATATATTATGACAAAATTAACACAATTAAAATTAACAGATGAACGTACATACTTTAAACCTTTTTCGTACCCATGGTGTTACGATGCATGGTTAAAGCATGAACAATCCCACTGGCTTCATACAGAAGTTCCTATGGCAGAAGATGTCAAGAATTGGAAAGATAAACTTTCAAAAGAAGAGAGGACATTTCTTACCAATATCTTTAGGTTCTTTACGCAAGGTGATATTGATGTAGCAGGTGGTTATGTTAATAACTATCTACCTTACTTTCCTCAACCAGAAGTACGAATGATGCTCTGCGGTTTTGCCGCTAGAGAAGCATTACATATTGCGGCCTATTCTCATTTGATTGAGACTTTAGGTATGCCTGAGACAACTTACAACGAATTTTTAGAATATGATGCTATGAAAGATAAACATGAATATTTCATGTCTCTGTCAGGGCAGAATGGCGACAAAGAATCCATAGCAATTAATATTGCCGCATTTAGTGCATTTACTGAAGGTATGCAACTATTCAGTTCATTCATTATGCTTTTGAATTTTCCTAGACATGGCAAGATGAAAGGCATGGGACAAATTGTTACGTGGTCTATCGTAGACGAAACGCAACATTGTGAATCAATGATTAAACTCTTTCGAACCTACGTTGAAGAGAATCTTGAAGTTTGGAATGATAAGACCAAGGGTAAAATTTATACCATTGCAGAGAAGATGGTAGAATTAGAAGATAAGTTTATTGACCTTGCTTTTGCAATTGGTCCAATGGAAGACTTAACACCAGAAGAGGTTAAGAAGTATATTCGATATATTACTGACAGAAGATTGATAAGTCTCGGTCTTAAAGGTATATATAAGATTAAGAAGAATCCACTCTTATGGGTGGAGGAAATGATTAATGCGCCGACTCATACTAATTTCTTTGAGAATAGGGCAACTGATTATGCAAGAGGTGCCTTATCGGGTACCTGGACAGACGTTTGGGGAGCAGTTTAATGGACGATTTTGAATACGAAATACAGTGTAGCGTTTGTGATAGTATAACACACATTATTACATTTGGCACTGACAATAAACCCGAAGTATGCCCCATGTGTGGAGGAGCACAGGAATCAATTGCATTAGGGGAATACGAGTCTTATTAACTGAATATATACTTGTATGACATGGTATATTTCGCGAAATAATATTACTTATATTGAAACTGAAATTGATGTGTTCATAAAAGAACATTCTATAGACCTATCAACCTTCGCAGGGTTTGTGTATCTTATTACTGAAAAAGATTCCAATATGAAATATATTGGAAAGAAATTCTTTTGGAGTAAGGTTACTAAACCACCTCTTAAAGGAAAAAAGAATAAAAGACGGTCACTTAAAGAAAGTGATTGGCGAGATTACTATGGTTCTAATGAACTACTAAAAGAAAACGTTATTGCTAATGGTGTAGAGAATTATCGTAGAGAAATTCTAAGATTGTGTAAGACAAAGGGTGAATGTTCTTATTATGAGGCTAAATGTCAGTTCGATCACGATGCCCTTTTAAGAGATGATTATTATAATCGATTTATAGGTTGTAAGATTCATGCATCACATGTAGGAAAATGACAAAAGACGTACTATCCATATATCCCGGTCACGACTCAACCATTTGTTATTGGAATAGCAAAAAAAATTCATATCACACGATAGAATTTGAAAGAGTTTTTAACCAGAAGAGATCCAGAATTGACCTTTCTGATGGAAAAATGAGTGAAGCGTCAATCATACAGATGCCCGAGCCATGGATAACCACAGGCGAAGCAAAAAAAAGATATGGGTATAATAACGCAGTTAACATATTAAAAAAATGGGGTTGGGATGGAACTCCATTTGAATGTGTGATTTTAGGCACACACTTTTCTCCAGAAATGGGTAACGACTATTCGGTATGGACTCGCAGGGCACTTATAAACAAAAGATGGTGGTTCATGCTACATGAGGATAGCGTAAAGCCATGGTTTCCATCAAAAGAATATAAAGTCGTTTGTACTCATCACCACGCCCATGCAAGTTGTGGTTTCTATCAATCTTCATTCGATAAAGCATTCATATTTTCTATGGATGGCGGCGGTGATGATGGTGCATTTAATCTATATCAAACATATGGCAACGATGGTATAAAACTTGTAGAGAGACTTGATTATAATATAGGAAGGTCTTACAGTAAGTTTGGATTACTCATAACAGAACTGGCTAAAACACCGAATTATGATGATTTACCAGGAAAGATAATGGGATATTCTGCATTTGGTGAGCATGATCCACTTCTAGCTTCATACTTAAAACAAATATTCAAATTCACTGAGACATTGGAAAACTACGATTCCATGGTCGATGTATGGTACAAGGCTCTTAAATGTGTGCCATCCTTCGATCATAAAACAAGAGATGCCGTAGAAAAACTAATGAATGTAACTCTTAGAGTTGAAGATTCTGAAACTAAAGATATGAAGGCCCTCGGGAAAATGAAAGGTTATAATAATTTAAACAACTCACCCAAAAGTGCTGGTAATTTATTTCAAATAAACAATTTCCATGGTGTTACAGATGATAGTTTCGTTGAATGGCCTGGCAACCCGTTGAAGAACTTAAATGAATTATATAAAGACTCTAATATCAATGGCAGTTCTATGCTAACCATAAAAGAAAAAATTATGAAAAAGTATTCTGGTGATACCGGTCTTATTCTAAGACCGAAATTTGGCGGTCATGGCTTTAAGATGAAAGGTAAAGAGGCTCAAAACTTTCTTTATAATGTACAAATCGCATTAACCGAGATTATAGTTGAGGAAGTTGGTAAAGTCGTATCGCATATAAGAAATAAATTTGATGGCAATTTGGTGTTAACAGGTGGTGTTGCACTTAATGTAATAACAAATGAAGCATTACTACGAGCGTATCCCGACCTGAAAATCTTTGTACCACCAAATCCACAAGATGCAGGACTTGCTTTTGGTAGTTTAAAAGAATATCTCTATCAGACAAACAATAATACACAGAAGGCAACTATAACATATTCAGGCGTTCCTTTTCGTTGGAACACTCCAACAGAAAAAATACTAGAGGGTAAAGAGATAACTCTTAATCATTTTGTTCGTTTACTTAAAGCAGGCAAGATTATTGGATTTGTTCAAGGTAATTCAGAAGTTGGTCCTAGAGCATTGGGTAATAGGTCTATACTATGTGATGCTAGTTATCCAGATATGAAACATATTATCAATGCAAAAGTAAAAGGTAGAGAATGGTTTCGACCATTTGCACCTGTGTGTAGATTGGAAGATGTTAATGAATACTTTGAAACCAAGGAACACGAACATTTTAACAACTTAGAATTTATGAGTTTTGCAGTTAAAGTAAGAGATAAATATAAGAATAAATTGAAGTCGATCACGCACGTAGATGGAACTGCAAGGATACAAACTGTTACAAGAAAACAAAATGCATTTCTGTATGACCTTCTTACTAAGTTTAAATCAGTAAAGCCTTACTTAGGGTCTTACGATACGCCAGAGTGTAGTGATGGTGTTTTATTAAATACATCTTTTAATGTACAAGGTAAACCTATATTAAATACTTCTTCTGATGCGATGAAGATATTAAATAAAACGCAATTGGATTATTTCATTTATAGAAAGGGAAACAAATTATTTTTAATAGAAAAGGAATAAAAGCATGAGTGATTACACGTATGATTGTATAGTAAAGAAAGTAGTTGACGGTGATACCGCTGACGTAGATATTGATTTAGGGTTTGATGTTTGGTTAAAAGATCAACGAGTTCGATTCATGGGTATTGATACGCCAGAATCTAGAACATCCGATAAAGTAGAGAAGGTGTTCGGCAATTATGCTAAAGAATACGTAAAGAGCTTTATACCAGTTGGAAGTAAACAAGAACTAATTACATTCAAAGATGGTACCGGTAAGTTCGGTAGAATACTTGGTGACTTTGTGGTAGAACACGAAGGTAAACAAGTACAGTTATGCCAATTGATGATAGACCAACATGTTGGCGTTGCATACTTTGGTCAATCGAAAGATGATATTGAAGGTGAGCATCTAGAGAATAGACGAGTGCTTCTTGAGAATGGTTCTATAAGTGATACTGACTTACCAACATAAGTTTTTATTTCTCAGACCACCAAAATCATCAGGGGCTTCATTAGAAGTAGCCCTTGCTGATTTTTGTGGTGCCGATGATCTCATTACACCTATTAATAAAAATGTAATACAAGAGAACATTTCTAACCCACTCGTTGCTAACCACAAGCATGGTCTGAATAATCCTTGGAATTTCGAAAGTCACACTCCGTATAAAGAAGTTGAATTATATTACGACTTAACTGAATTTACAACAATCTCTATAACAAGAAACCCATTCGAGAAACTTGTGTCTAGGTATTATCATTATTTGGAACGTTCCAATTTGAGTGAACAGACGTATCAATTTAAAAGATTCTTAAGTGCTATGTTAAAGAATTACACCGTACCAAATGGATATATCCATAAAGACCTTGCCGTACATGATAATGCGTGGGATAAGATTGATATGTGGGTACGATATGACCATCTAAAAGAAGATATTCTTTGTATTGAAAACAAATTTAAGTTAGTCGGATTATATAAGAAGTTTAAAACTCTCAATTTACATGGTAATTATCATAGGAAATGTGGAAGTAGTACCAACTGCCAGGTTATAGCGGAGTTCTACGAGATGAATCATTGCTTAGACCTTGTTCCGACCATACAAAAAATATACAGCGAAGAGATTGCCAGATTTAATTACAAATTAAGATAAATAGTATAATGGCATATAGACTAAGCATAAAAGAAACACTCAAACTTTTTCCGAGAGTTGTTAATATACCACTTAAAATAATCACAAATAGGATGTTTAGTGAGACTTTTTTTGGTGATGACGCATGGAAAACTCCAAAACAACAATTTATGGTAAAGATGTCATCAGCAAATTTAGAGTATGCCAATAAAACAATCAATGGCATGATAGCTAAATGGGAAACGTTTTACATCACCAATGTAAACACTACAAATACAGAATTAAAATTTGAAATAGCAAATTATAAGTTTAAATTTACAAAAAGTAGTAAAAAAGCAGGTATGAGTGATGGTGGAACAACTCAACAACAAGAACTCGCATCTCTTTGGATGATTGAGAAGGCCCTAGGTTCGAACAGTCGTTTATATAAAGATGTAGATGACCTAAAGAATGACAAAAATGGGTTTACTGAGTTGGTTAAAATATATCCAAACTTGGAAACAAACACCAAGTGGATACGTGGACTTATTGCACAACAACAAACTATAGGAAAGAAATTAAAAAAAGGAAACTATAACAAGTTTGTTCGTGATGGTGGGTTTATGGAGTATATCACTAAACTAGTAAAAAACAAATTTGGCATATCAAAAAAAGATAGTTGGAATCCAGCAGATATTTGGGTTGTTCGGAATGAATCAGAAGTAATTAAGATTATAGATGATGCCCTTAAGGGTGGTCATTCACAAATACAAGAGTTAAATTCCATTATGATGAGGTTGTGGGAAGATAGGAAATTAAAGGGCATATCACTCAAAGCAGTAAGTGGAAATGAAGCAAAGTGGGAAGAGGTTAATGTAAAAAAATCACTGTTCACAGAAGGAAACAAACCACCCGTATTTGAATTTAAATCAGCAATGATTAAATTAGACCTCAAACAATTGACTCCTAAAACAAAAATCTTTTCAACACAAGATAGTGTTATTATTATTGGTGAAGGTGCAGTCGAGTATAAGTTTCAAGTTAAAATGAATGACCGCGGATTTTCTAATCTTAAGTTTGAACCCAGTCAAAAAGGTGCAGCTGCGGCCAGACTAGGTAAAGTTCCACTTCCTATGCTCACGACAATGCTACAGGGTGATTATAAATTAAACTTTGATAATGCTAATAGAAATTTTCCACACACTAAAGATGAGTTTATTAACAAGGTCGACATCTATTCAAAGATGTGGACTAATATACACAAGGCAAAAGTAGAAACAAATATTAACAAAGTTGAAGACTTTGTGACAAATATGAAAACAGTATTCGACACCGAACCATTTGTTGCCAATTCTAAATTGATGCAACTTAACTTTTTAAATGAAATCTTTAGTCTTACAGAAACGGATAGAAATAGACTACTCACAGATATGGTATTTCTTGCTATGAAAAAAGGAGAGTATTTCGGCCCATTTGGTAAACTATATTGATAATATCACATAAACATAAGTTTATGTATTTTAGATCAAGACGAACCGCGGGACTATCACTAGAGTCCGCTTTAGCATTATATTGTGGAGATGAGGATTTCATCTCTAAGAGTAACTCATATTCAGGAAGAAATTGTGATTTATATCCCACTCTACGAAACCATACAAATATAAAAGATGTTGATGTCAAAGGGTACACTGTAATTGCTACAGTCCGAAACCCATGGGAAAGAGTGGTATCGAGATACTTAAGATTTTGTGAAGAACGTAGATATATATCATTTCACGAATTTCTCACTAGGTCTTTAAATATATATCACATGCCATTTAACGCAAACAATCAAAAGTTGAAACCTACTGGTCTACCAGTTGCTCTCGATTGGTTGGACTGGTATACAGCGACATTAGACGGAGCATATGATAAAGTTAATATGTGGGTACGATATGACCATCTGAAAAATGATATAAATATAATTGAAGAGAAGTTTCAATTTAAAGGTTTATATGAAACTTTTAAATCATTTACTTTTCACGATCATGATCGTCCAAAGATAACTAATTTATATAAATATTTTGAAGAGAGGGGTTGTTTAGAATTTGTGCCACCATTGTCTCTGGTATTCCAAAAGGATATAAATATGTTTGAATATAAACTGTATAAAAAATGATAATATCACACTCAAATAAATTCATACTTGCTCGGCCAATGAAGACTGCTGGACTCTCTTTTGAGACCGCGGTCTCAAACTATTGCAGTTACGGTGATATTATTACTGCGGCCAATCGAGATGAAGACTGGATTAGACAACAACTTAAAGCACGAAGACATAGGAATGACCGAACACCAGTTTCAAATACTCGGATTAGGCCACACATGCCCTTAAAACGATTGCTTCGTAATTCTAAATTAGTTCCTGGGCAAACGCCAGACAAAGGGTTTGCATCAGAGTACACGCCTGATATTAATGCCGCAATGAGAACTTATCAGATTGTCTCTATGACAAGGAATCCATGGGAAAAGATCAGGTCCTTGTATTATCATCATCTACGTTTTATGAAGACAGATGAGCGATCCGTCTCATTCAAAAACTGGTGTAACACTGTAGATCCATTAGTTAACTCCGGGGACGAAGATGGAGCAGGCATACAAACTACCCTAGATTATTATTTGTTAAGAGACTTTCGTGTTCTTAATAAATTTCACTCTCGTGTTGATTTTTGGATTAGATTTCATTATATGAAACAAGATATAATTAATTTTGAAAGACATTATAAGATGGATGGATTATGGAAAACGTTTGATAGTTATAGATTCCATGTGTGGAATACACACAAAAGAGGTGTTCCTCTTAAAACGTGGTATGAAAATAGAGATGCCACCTTTGCCGCAGAAAAAATCAGAACAACGTACCAATGGGAAATCAAGAAATTTGGGTACAAGTATTTGGACACACCAGGATGGTAAAATATCTTGACTTACAGTGGGTTATCTGATAGACTATATAATAATAACTGAGAATGAAATATGTGGAGAATATTATGCATCATAGAACACTCGAAACGTATGAACTTATTGACGAAGTACGTAACGCTAAAAAGAAACAAGAAAAACTAGACCTATTAAAGGCAAATCAAACATGGCCAGTCAAAGACTTGATGCGATGTATATATGATGACGGAATCGAATTTGATCTCCCGCCAGGTAAACCACCTTATACTCCTCACAATATCGATGCATCTCCTCCACCTAATAATTGGAAGAGACTGCACACTCAACTCATTTATTTGGTCAAAGGTGGTAAAACGCAACCAGCGTGGAGAAGAGAAAAGATGTTTATTGATATGTTAGAATCAGTACATCCAGATGAAGCACAAATGATTGTTGACATGAAAGACAAGAAAACTATTAAAGGTTTAACAAAAGCGACCGTAAAGGAGGCGTTTCCGAATCTAATTTCAAAGTAACTTTAAAAAGGAGGTGTTAATGGGTAAATCTCAACTAGAACGACTAAAGGGTGACGTAACAAATCTAGATCATTACATTTATAAATTAAAGAAACAGGGAAAGGAACTTTTAGCATTTAAGATATCGCAAAAGAGAGAATTTCTATTAAATAACATTCAATCATTAACATAAAGGCAGGTGATCCAATATCTCGGGGGCACCTTGAAACGAGGTGCCCTCGTTATCTTTGAGGATAAAAAATTAAATTATGCCAACATATACTTTTAAAAATACCAAAACTGGTGAAGTCAAAGAAGACTTTATGAAAATTGCAGAAATGGAACAATTAGTGAAAGAGGGAGAATGGCGAACCATGATTGGTTCTCCAAGTCTCGTGACACATACTGGAAGTATCGTAGGTAGAACGTCTACTAATTATCGAGATTTATTAAGCAGAATCCATAAGGGTGCTGGTAAACAAAGTAAAATTAAATTATGAAGACAACCAAAGTGGACAAACCCGTACGAGTAGTGCGAGATCGGTCTAAACCTGTAAATCTTCGCATGGACAATCTAATCGTAGTCGATCCTATGACTACGAATCAAAAGAATGCGTTTAAAGCATTCAAGCATGACAATCAACATCTAATACTATCAGGAAGTGCAGGAACAGGTAAGACATTTATTGGTATGTATCTAGCACTCGAACAGATTCTAGACAAAAAATCACAACAAGATAAACTGATTATTGTGCGGTCAGTTGTTCCTACACGAGAAGTTGGATTTCTACCTGGCACGATTGATGAGAAATTAGAAGCATATAAAGCGCCGTATAAACATATAGCAGGTGAACTCTTTGAAAGAGGTGATGCTTATGATATACTTGCCGACAATAATACCATAGAGTTTATATCTACCTCTTTTATTAGGGGTATCACTTTAGATAATTGTATCATTATGGTAGACGAATGCCAAAATTTAAACTTTCACGAATTGGATTCAATCATAACAAGAGTTGGTATAAATAGTCGTATAATTTTCAGTGGTGATTACTATCAGTCTGATTTTGCAAAAGAATCTGATAGAAAAGGTGTTGATGCGTTTTTTAAAATTTGTGAACAGTTGCGTAATTTCACTCATGTAGAGTTTAACTGGCAAGATATCGTGCGATCCGACTTTGTGCGAGATTATATTATGACAAAAGAAATGATGGAGAAAGAAAACAAATGAAGTTATCAAAGAACTTTGTACTAGCAGAATTTACCAAATCGAATACGGCGGAAAAGAGAGGTATTGATAATACTCCTCAAGGCGAACACATGACCAATCTCAAATATATTGTAGAGAATGTCTTGCAAGTAGTACGAGAGCATTTCGGTAAACCTGTAAAGATTAATTCGGGTTACAGAAGTCCTGCACTTAATGAAGCAGTTGGTGGTTCTTCTAAGTCTCAACATTGCAACGGTCAAGCCGTTGACTTTGAGATAATGGGAGTACCAAATTTGGAACTTGCAGATTGGATTGGTGATAATCTAGAATTTGACCAACTCATTCTTGAGTTTTATAATCCTGAAGAAGGTGAGAACTCAGGTTGGGTTCATTGCTCTTTGAAGGAAGAAGGTGATAACCGTAAGCAACGATTGATTGCATACAAAGATGGTAAGAAGACACGATATGAAGCAGTTAAAGATTATATCGAAGATAACTAGTCTAGTATTACTTTTGATGTTGGTTTCAAATCCAGCACTTGGTAACGGTGGTGACTTTTTTGAAGAGTTGGCACTACATGGACTTAAGGAGTATCCTGAGATGGGTTCGCCTTTCTTTGGTTTCGTAAGAGACTCGAATGGGCGAGGTGTGAATAAAGCAGTTATTCTATTTTCGATACTTGGTAACGAAAAGTCTGTTTTTACAAACATCTTAGGTCATTATACAACAGGTGGATTCCACCACTCTATAGATGCTGGTATTGTTAATATTTTCTGTATAAAAGAGGGATATAGAATGGTAAGAATTGAACGGAGACAGATGATGGATCGTACACTCCAACCAATTGAAGCAAATTGTATCATGGAGCGACAATAAAACCAATTCTTTCTTGACATTAACCATAATAGGTGATACAATACTTATATGAACATCGAATCTCGACATTGTAATGAAAAATTAATACTAGTAGATTGTGACGGAGTGCTTCTGGATTGGGAATCTGGTTTTCACCGATTTATGACTCGCTACGGATACGTAACATTATCACCCAAGAATGAAGAATATAAAATGCAATTACGCTACAGTCTTGATAAAGACCATAGTCGTAAACTAGTCAGACATTTTAATGAATCCGCAATGATGGGGTCGTTATCTCCTTTACGTGATGCTGTTAAGTATGTGAAAAAACTACATGAGGAGCATGGTTACATGTTCCACGTAGTAA